CCATCCATAAGGCACCCTTCCGCAATGCAGCAGCCCTGAAGGTCAAGAACACACCGAATCTGAAGGCGGTCTTCAAGTGGCCGCGAGGACATGCCAAGTCCACTCACTTCGACATCTTCATGCCGCTATGGCTCATGTTCCAGCCTAAGAGACTCATCAATTTCATGGTCATCGTCGGTAAGTCTGAAGACAGCGCTGACCGCCTCTTGGGTGACATACAGGCCGAGCTCCAGTACAACAAGCGCATCATCGCAGACTTCGGCAAGCAGATGTCAGCAGGCAACTGGACTGAGGGAGAGTTCACCACAAAGGACGGAGTCTATTTCCTGGCGTGCGGACGCGGACAGTCGCCGCGTGGACTCCGTAAGCGTGAGTCAAGACCTGACTATATCGTCATCGATGACCTCGATGATGATGAGCTCTGCCGCAACAAACGCCGTGTACAGGAACTCACCGACTGGGTCAAGGAGGCTCTCTTCGGTGCACTCGATGTAGGACGTGGCCGCTTCCTCATGGTCGGAAACCTCATATCCAAGACATCCGTCCTGGCCAACATCTGTGCCACAAAGGGCGTGCATGTCTCCACGGTATATGCCGTTGACAACGACGGGAACCCCGTCTGGCAAGAGAAATGGACCAAGGAAGAGGCGCGCGAGTACATGGACTTCGTCGGATACCGGGCTTGGAACAAGGAGATGATGCACAACCCCATCATCGAGGGAACCGTATTCCGCCAGGAATGGATTCGGTGGAAGAAACGTCCGGCATGGCGGGAGTTCTCGGAATTCGTACTCTATATCGACCCTTCATGGAAATCCAAGAAATCCAACGATACCAAGGCTGCAAAACTCTGGGGAAAGCAGAAAACAAACCTCTGGCACCTTCGAGCTTTCGTCCGCAAGGCGTCAGTGGCGGAACTCGTCCGCTGGTGCTACGACCTCTACGAGTGGAGCCAGGACGTAGGCATTGCCATCCGCTTCGCCATGGAGGCTTCCTTCATGCAGGATATCTTGCTCGACGAGTTCACCACCGAAGGCAACCTCCGTGGTTACCAACTCCCCATCACGGGCGACACACGTAAGAAGCCCGACAAGTTCCAGCGCATCGAGGCCATCAGCCCGCTATGGGAGCGTGGCTTCGTATTCTATGACCAGTCGCAGAAGGATGATCCCGACATGCAGGCCGGTTTGGAGCAGCTCTTGGCCTTCGAGAAGGGAATGTCCGGAAACGACGACGCACCCGACGCCGACGAAGGGGCCATCTACATCCTCCAGAAGAATACCCGCCAGCAGATCTACGCACCGCGCTTCGGCCACCGACCCACATCCAAGAACCAATGGTAAAGTGTTGTATGCTGCGACTCAGTCGCAGCCCTAAATAAAACAAAGTAATATGTTCCAACTCATCAAAGATTCAATCTTCGCCTTCCGCTTCCGACGTGCTGTCAGGAAGGCTGACCATCTTCACCACCTCACGCACCGCAAATACATGGTGCTGGTCATCAACAAGCATTTCGAGGTCATCTCTAAGCAGGATCTCAGGAAGTTCGTATCCAAAGGCATCTTCCGGAAGGGAATCACTGTCCAGGATATCGAGCGGAAGGCTTTATATGCAACCATCTAATAGTTTATTGGCTTATGTTTATCACTGATCAAGATTACAAAGTGGTCATCGGAGACCAGGCGCTAAAGGTCATCTCGCAGGTCAGCCAGCAGAACCGCGCCAACGCCGAGACGGAGGCCGTCGAGGAAATCAGCGGCTACCTGCGACCAAAATACGACACCGAGGCCATCTTCCTGGCTGAGGGGGATGAAAGAAACCGTCTCATCGTCATGTACACGTGCGATATCGCACTCTACCACATGGCTGCATCGCTGCCGCAGAAAATGGGAATCGAGATCCGTAAGGAGCGTTACGAGCGTGCAATCAAGTGGCTAGAAGGCGTACAGGCAGGGAAAATCGTACCGGATCTGCCCATCGCAACCGATGAGGACGGAAACCCCGTGGGCTTCCCCATGGTGTATGGCTGCCAGAAGAAACTACGCCATAACTGGTAAAAATGTTCAGTATGTTGCGACCGTGTCGCAACCATAAAAATCATAATATGAAAAAGAAAAAAGAAAACAAAACCCTCGTCAATACGCCGTTCGGCACTGTTCGGCTCGCGCGCAAGGATGCACAGCGATTCAAGAAAACTGTCATGCAGCTCCAGCGCACAACCGACTCGCTCACCCGGATAACCCAAATCGCCAACGCCTCTACGACATCTACCGCGACGTAGAGGTGGACCTGCACCTCTCTGGCTGCATACAGCAGCGAGAGGGATTCGTACTCGCGCGTTCCTTCAAACTGGTCAATGAGAAGGGCGACGAGGTCGAAGAGGCTGCCGACTTCTTCAACACACCATGGTTCAAACTCCTCATGAAGTATGCACTTGACGCTAACTACTGGGGGCACTCACTTATCGAACTGGGCAATATCACTACCGACATCAAAGGACGGCAGACTTACGACGGGGTGCGTCTCATTGCACGCAAGCATGTCATCCCGGAATACCACCGTGTGGTCACCGACCTCTCTCAGGACTGGCATACAGGTATCGACTACCACGACACACCGTTTGCCGACTGGCTCATTGAGGTGGGACAGCCAGACAGTCTGGGGCTTTACCTCAAAGCCGCCACACAGACCATCCCTAAGAAAAACGCCCTGGCGTTCTGGGACACCTTCGCCGAGATCTTCGGAATGCCCATGCGCATCGCACGAACCACATCCCGCGATGACAAGGAACTTGCCAAGATGGAGCGCATGATGGCCGACATGGGAACGGAGGGATGGGGCATCTTCCAGGAGGGTACCAACATCGAGGTCGTCGAATCCAGCAAGGGCGATGCCTTCAACGTCTATGACCGGCGCATCGATCGGGCCAACTCGGAACTCTCAAAGCTCATCATCGGGCAGACCATGACCATCGAGGACGGCTCCAGCCTCTCGCAGTCAGAAACACACCTGGAGGTCTTCCAGAACCTCATCGAGGCAGACTGCGACACCATCCGCGACATGGTCAACAATCAACTCCTGCCCCGCATGATCCGCCATGGCTTCCCGCTCCAGGGCATTCAATTCGACTGGGACTACTCCGTTGACTACACGCCTGAGCAGCAGAAGGCATACGAGGAAATGGTGCTCAACAACTTCGAGGTGGATCCTTCCTACTTCCAGGAGAAGTACAACATGCCCGTGGGCGAACGCAGGTCTTCACCGTATGCTGCACCTGAGTCGCAGCCACAAGAGGAAGACGGGAAAAGGAACGCCAAGCCTTTTTTCGACTGAGCCCCTCCATCTATGAGGGGCTGCACCACCGCTACTCCCAAATACTGTCCCGTCCCTTAAGTTGCGATTCCATCGCAACCTTCAGCAAGGAAGAAGAGATACGCCAGAAACTCTCATCCCTCTTCAAAGGCATGATGAAAGCCCTCTTCAATGAAAAGGGCTCATCCCTGCGTATCGACATCCTTGCTGAGAAGCCCGCACAGGATTTCATCAGCGCCCATGCCGAAGCGCTGGATGCTACCTTTACCCAGGTACCCATGTCCGATCTCATGTGCTCCCGCCTCCAGCGGTCCGACTACATCTTCTCAGGCATCAAGACCTTCCACGAGCTCAATGAGGCCTTCCCGTCACTCCTGGATGAAAACGGCAATAGAAAGCCTTTCGAACGCTTTTTAAACGACGTTCAGAAGATTGACCAGACCTACAACCAAAACTACCTCCGTGCTGAGTACAACTTCGTACAGGCATCAGCTTCGATGGCTGCCAAGTGGGAGAAGTTCGCAGAGGATGGTGACCGCTACAACCTCCAGTACCGCACGGCTGGAGATGACAAGGTGCGCCCGGAACATGCAGCTCTCGACCGCGTCACGCTCCCCATCACTGACCCCTTCTGGGAGTCCTACTACCCGCCCAACGGCTGGAACTGCCGCTGCACCGTCGTACAGGTACGCAAGTCCAAGTACCCAGAGACACCCCACGAAGAGGCAATGTCCCTCGGAGAGCAGGCCACAGGCAATGACACAAAGGGCATCTTCCATTTCAACGCAGGTAAGGAGCAGAAGACAGTCCCCGACTACAATCCCTACACCATCCGCCGATGCCGTGACTGTGATATCGCCAAAGGGAATACCACCCTAAG